ATTTCAAAGTTGATGATTATGATAGCACATATTATATTGTTGCTATGCAAGATGTAGATTAATGTGGCAAGAGCAAAATCATTAGCAGATAAAAAAAACAGGCATTGGAAATATATTTTATTGTTAGACAATGGTGGGGCATTTTTTGGTGATTCTTTGTGGAAGATATTTTCAGAAATGTTTTGGTGTTGGCGAAAGAGAGGTAAACAATGGAATCAATAAGTCATTCTCTTTGGGTGGAGAAATATAGACCAAAAGATTTAAACACATATATAGGTAATGAACATTTGAAAAGTAAGGTAGGTATCTATCTTGAATCAGAAGATGTTCCACATTTATTGTTGTATGGTGCTGCAGGAACTGGGAAAACGACATTAGCAAAGATAGTTGTAAATAATATTGATTGTGATTATTTATATATCAATGCATCAGATGAGAACAATGTTGACAATGTTAGAAATAAGATAAAGAATTTTGCTTCTACGATTGGATTTAAAGATTTAAAGATTATCATTTTAGATGAGGCTGATTTCTTAACACCGAATGCACAAGCAGCTTTGAGAAATCTTATGGAAACATTCTCAAAACATTGTCGGTTCATATTGACTTGTAATTATGTTGAACGAATCATAGATCCAATACAATCAAGATGTCAATCTTATAAGATTGTTCCACCGTCAAGAAAAGAGGTAGCGATTCATTTGAAGAATATTCTTGAAACTGAAAATGTTACTTTTGAACTTGATGATTTAGCTATGGTTGTAAATGCTGGATATCCAGATATTCGTAGAGTAATTAATTCAGCACAAAGACAAGTTGTAAGTGGTGAATTAAAGATAGATGTTGGTTCAGTAATTCAGAATGATTATAAGATACAGTTGTTGAATATGTTAATGAGTAGTGAGAACTTAAAAGTCATAAGAAAATATTTAGCAGATAATTCTGTTAGTGATTATTCAGAGTTATATAGATTTCTTTATGACAATCTTGAAGATTATTCTAATGGAAAAAATGCAGAGTGTATTTTAGTAATTTCAGAAGGTCAGTATCAAGATGTTCAGGTTGTAGATAAGGAAATTAATTTTATGTCTACTATAATAAAATTATTGAGGGTAATTAAATGAAAGAATTTAGAGTAGAAAATGTGGTTATGGATACAACTATAATAGTGACATTGTATAAACCGCCATATGAAGATGATGATATTTTAAAATATACTGATTGGAAATTGAAAGATGTAACAATAACAGAAATAACAATGGAGAGAGATGATGAATGATTTAAATAATGTAGATTTAACTCATGCCACAACATTGGAATGTGAGAAATGTGGTGGTGTGGGTTTTAAACAGACATTAATGTTGAAGAAATTATCAGCACTTGTATCACCAACAGGTAAAGAAGCTATGATTCCTGTTGCTGTATTTGCTTGTGAGTTGTGTGGTCATATCAATGATGAATTTAAAGATTCTTCTGGGATATCAACGGTGTAGACAGTGCCAGACTATACTTTTAAATGTCCAATTTGTTCTGTGTCTATAGATGTAAAACAGAGTATGAATGCATCAGCACCCATCTGTGAAAGATGTAAAGATGTTAGTAGTGGAATACATACACCGATAATGGAAAGGGTTTGGAAGATGAATAGTGAACCACAATTTAAAGGTGGTGGTTGGGCTAAGGATAATTATTCAAAACCACCTAAACCTAGTTGAAGTGTTAAAGATAAATCCTCGTGTTAGGAGTTTAGATGACGATATTTAATTGGTTAGACCAAATTTTAGTTCACAAAAAATCGTGGGATACATTTTCTGATATAGATAAAAAATCATTTAGCATATTCATAATAAATCGTTGGTTATCAATGGATAATGATTTTATAGAGATAGTAAATTATTTTCAAAAATATTCAATAGGATTATTAGAATCAAGAGAAGTATACAAGTGGTATTGTGATATTTTACCAAAGGGTAAAAGGTATAATAAATATGTTAAAGGTAACAAAGGTAAGAAATATGATAAAATGTTGATTTCTACAATGACTAGATATTTTGAATGTAGTAAATTACATGCTACAGAATATATTAAATTGATGAGTAAAGAAGAATTAAGAAGTATACTTGAACTTTATGGAACAGACAAAAAACAAATTAAGAAGGTATTAAAATGAGTAAAAAGATATTAAAAGATGCACCACAACGGAAGACATATAAAGTTGAGGATTTTGGTGAAGTCATTGCGACAGACAAAAATGGGAAACCATTTATAGCATATAAAAATGTTGAGAAGAAAGAAAGTAATTCTCATTTAACAGTTGATGCGGTTGCTTTAATGGAACAAGAATGGCCAGAGATGACAAAAGAGTTTAAAAGATTACAACGAGAACAATATGTATTATTTTGTCGTAAGCAACATGATTATGGTCCAGGAAATATATCAGTTGGAACACCATTACAGACACAAGAAGATGTTAAGTTATCTCTTACAGGATTATGGTTTAGAATTAATGACAAGATACAAAGAGTTAAAACTTTATTGATGGGAAATAAAGAAGCAGCTATAAACAATGAACCAATTGAAGATGCTTTTCTTGATATGTCAAATTATGGTATTATGGCTACAATCGTGAAGAATGGAAAATGGGGAAAGTAGACAAAACCAAAATAACCATTCGTGAGATATCGAAGAAGATAGCTAAAGATATGATTGTTAAGAATCATTATAGTCATGCTTGGACTAGTTGTCGTTATGCGTTGGGTATTTTTTATGAGATGGATAACGAACATAGTTTTTTTGATGAAAAAGATGAAAAGTTAGCTGGTGTTGCTGTTTATGGATATCCAGTTGGAGCTAAAGCAGCTTCTTCTATTTCACCAATGTTACAGGCGAAGGAAGCGTTGGAGTTAACAAGATTATTCATATATGAAGAATATGGTAAAAATATGGAAAGTATTTCTATATCTAAAACATTTAAGTGGCTGAAACAAAATGCTCCAGATATAAAAGTTCTAATATCATATGCAGATCCTGGTCAAGAACACATTGGTGGTATATATCAAGCTACCAATTGGGTTTATCAGGGAACTAATTTAGGAATTATGGATAATTATGGAATCAAATTAGAACCTGGTGGTAAGTGGATACATTCAAGAACTGTATTTGTTATGTTTGGTTCTGGTAATTTAGAACATCTGAAGAGCAGAATAGGACACACATTTTGGAGAAGAAAAGAACCAAGAAAACATCGTTTCTTTTATTTATTAGGAACTAAAGGGGAGAAGAAAAAGATTATGTCAAATCTTAAACATCTACAGAAACCATACCCAAAGAATCCAAAAGAATATGTTCCAGAGATAGAAGAAATTATAGTTGAAGAGAAAAAGGATTTTTATGAATAGAATATCATATTCACAGTTGTCTATGTTTTCTGATTGTCCACATAGATGGAAGTTAAATTATATAGATGGTTACAGAATATCAGAACCAAGTATTCATTTGTTGTTTGGAACAGCAATGCATGAAACATTACAAAAGTATCTTAATGTTATGTATGAGTTTACAGTTAAGAGAGCTAATCAACTTAATTTAGAACGAACATTACAAGAGAAAATGATTGAGGTATTCAATAAAGATAAAGAAACATATGGAAAAGATCCATGTACAAAAGAACAATTACAAGAGTTCTTCCAAGATGGTTGTGACATTCTTGATTTCTTTAAGAAAAGACGAGGTGAGTATTTCAGCAAAAAAGGTTATGAATTAATTGGCTGTGAAGTTCCAGTCGAACTAGATTTACAGAAAAATTTAAGATGGGTTGGTTATATTGATATTGTTATTAAGGATACAATTGGAGATGTGATTAAAATATATGATATAAAAACATCGACAAAGGGTTGGAACAAATGGATGAAAGCTGATGAGAATAAAACACAACAGTTACTGTTGTATAAACAATTTTATTCAAAACAACATAATTATCCTATTGAACAAATTGAAGTAGAATATTTCATAGTGAAGAGAAAATTATATGAAAATGTAGATTGGCCACAGAAAAGAGTTCAGAAATTTTCACCTGCGAGTGGAACTGTGTCAATGAATAAGGTAGCGAGAAAACTTTCAAAATTTATTGATGAGGGTTTTAATGATGATGGTAGTCATACAACAGATAATTTACTACCAACACCTAGTAAGAAATCTTGTAGATTTTGTGAGTTTAATCAAACAGAACATTGTAAAGTTGGAGTAAGGTCATGAGTAATTTAAGACATTATCGTCATAGTTTGAGATTAAAATTAGATGATATAATAATAAATGAAGCTTTTGAAAAAAAGATCTTGGAAAATATAAGATATTGTCGTAATTTAGTGGGTGGTCAATTTAGAGTAGTTTTTTGGTCTGATAAGGCTAACGCGTATGATACGAAGGAGTTTGTTAAACGGAATGAACATTTATTATTTGAGGTAAACACTAAAATTACAAAAAAGTTCGCACCAGTTTGGTATTTAATTAGAGGTCTTGGTGACAAAAGTGATTGGCGTTATAAAAGTGAGAGTTATACGAGTGATGATATATTAGATGGTATAGCGTCATTCATCAAATTAGTAAAACATATTAAGAATAGGGATAAAACTGAAAATGAAAGTAGGCATAGTAGGTAGTCGTAGATATGAAGATAAAAAGAAAATTAAAGATTTTATTTTCAAACTTAAAGAACAACATGGTGAAGATACAATTATAGTAAGTGGTGGTTGTAAAAATGGGGCTGACAAATATGCTAAGAAATATGCATTGGAACTTGGATTGCAATATGAAGAATATCCACCATTTCATGAAGTTCATAATTTATATTGTACTTTACCAGAATCAAGATATAGAAAACCATATAATGTAAAAAACTATTTTGTTCGAAATAAGATAATAGCTCAAACAAGTGACATTGTAGTTGCTTTTGTTCCTAAAGGTATTATGTCAAATGGAACAGATTCAACTTTAAAGTATGCTGAACAATTTAATAAAAAAACAATAATAATTCATTAGTTTTCTTATTTTATATATATTTATATATATAACATTAAGATAGGAGAATGGTTATGAATGAAACTAAATTGACATCAGTAAAGTTGTTAAAAGAATTATATGACAGATTTAAATTGACAACAATCAACACAAAGATGACACTACAGAAACTTACAAATAGATCAATTGATTTATATCTCACGGATGATAATTTCAAAGATAGGATAGAAACTTATAATAATTTAAGTGCTAGTGGTAGTAACAGTTTATAAAATAGAGGGTTAATCTATGTCAAAGAAGAAGATATTGTTGATGTCTGATGATTTACGAATGCATAGTGGGGTGGCATGTGTATCAAAAGATATTGTTATTGAAACTATAGAAGAATATGATTGGGTTCAGATTGCTGGTGCTGTCAAACATCCAGAAGAAGGTAAGATTGTTGATATGTCTGAAGCACTTGATAAAGAAAAAGGAATTACCGGCTCTTACTTAAAAATATATCCTGTAAGTGGATATGGGAATCCTGATATATTGCGTCAGATAATGGAAATTGAAAAACCAGATGCTATATTACATTATACGGATCCACGATTTTGGATTTGGTTTTATAATATGGAACACGAAATAAGACAACATATTCCTATATTTTATTATAACATATGGGATAATTTACCAGATCCATTATATAATACAAATTATTATAGAAGTTGTGATTTATTGATGGCGATATCAAGACAGACATATGGGATAAATAAACGGATATTGTCAAAATATGGATATGAAGATTGGCAGGTAACTTATGTTCCACACGGTATAAGTTCAAAAAGATTTTTTAAAATCAAAGATAAAGGTGATACACAATTTAAAAAGTTTGAAGAACAATATGGTTTAGATAAATATAAATTTAAGGTGTTATATTTGAATAGAAATATAAGACGAAAACAACCGGGTGATGTTGTGTTAGCTTATAAACATTTTATGGATAGTCTCGAGGAAGAACAAAGAAAAGAATGTGTATTAGTATTTCACACACAACCATCTGATGATAATGGAACTGATTTACGGGCGGTGTGTAGAACTTTGATACCAGATTATGATGTTGTATTTACATATGATAATGGTGGTCCGATGGATGATATGAAAATGAATAATTTATATAATTCAATAGATGTTTATGTGAATATAGCATCAAATGAGGGATTTGGTTTAGGTAGTTGCGAAGCACTTACAACAGGAAATCCGATTGTAGTGAACGTGACTGGTGGTTTACAAGATCAATGTGGATTTAAGAAAGAAGATGGTTCATATCTTACAGAAGATGATTATATTGAATTAAGTTCTAACCATAGAGGTGAATATAAAGAACATGGTGAATGGGTCAAACCTGTATTTCCGAGTAACGTATCACTTCAAGGTTCACCACTTACACCATATATTTTTGATGATAGAGTTCAATATGAAGATGCTGGAAATGCACTTCGTTATTGGTATGATAAAGGACCGGAAGAACGAGAGAGGTGTGGTGAATTGGGAATACAGTTTGTGAAAGATAAAAATATTGGAATGGACGGTGAATTAATGGGTCAAAGATTTATTACATCAATAAATGGTGCATTTAAGAATTGGAAGTCTAGAGAGAAATACACATTGGAGGCTGTATAATGAAAAAGATTATGTTAATAACCGCACCAGTAACTTCTCGTTCAGGATATGGTAGTCATGCTCGTGATTTAGTATGGTCATTTATACAACATGACAAATATGATGTAAAGATACTTGATGTTCGTTGGGGTGATACACCAAAGAATGCATTAGATAAAGATAATCCAAAAGATAAACAGATATTAGATTGTATTTTACTTAAACCTGAAATGGATAGACAACCAGATATTTATGTTGATATCAGAATACCGAATGAATTTGAAACATATGGAAAATTCAATGTTGGAATTACAGCTGGAATAGAAACCAATGCAGTATCTGGTAAATGGTTAGAGGGTTGTAATAAAATGGATTTAGTCATTGTTCCATCAGAACATTCAAAATATGGTTTCACTAACACAGTATATGATAAAGTTCAAAACATACCAGATGGGAAGCAAGAAAAAATTGGTGAGATGAGACTTGAAAAACCGATAGAAGTTTTATTTGAAGGTGCAGATGAAGATATTTACAAACCATTAGATGTCAAAGAAATTGATAAGGATTTCTTAAATATGATAAATGATAAAATATCAAATACTTTTGCATATTTGTTAGTTGGTCAATGGACAAAAGGTGGTTATGGTGAAGATAGAAAAGACATAGGTAGAACTATAAAGGTTTTTTATGAAGCATTTGCCAATAAAAAGAAACAACCAGTTTTGATATTAAAGACGAGTGGAGCTACATTTTCTATAATTGATAGAGAAGACACATTACAGAAAATACAAAGTGTTAAATCTCAATTTCCATCTGATTGGAAACTACCTGAAATATATTTATTACATGGTGATTTATCAGATAAAGAAATGAATTATCTATATAATCATCCAAAAGTAAAAATTCTGGTGTCATTTACTCACGGTGAAGGATTTGGAAGACCGATGTTAGAAGCGACAATGACAGGACTTCCGGTTGTAGCATCTGGTTGGAGTGGCCAAATTGATTTTCTTGATTCTGAAAAGTCAATATTACTTACTGGTGAAATGCAAAAAGTTCCAGGTTCAGCTGTATGGAAAGATATAGTGATACCAGAAAGTCAGTGGTTTACAGTTGATGAGCAAATAGCGTATAGAGCGTTAAATTATTCTTTTGATAATGTTTATACCATAAAGAATAGAGCAAAATTATTGATGGGTATAAATAGAGATAAATTTACATTAAACAATATGGCAAAAAAACTTGGTGAAATTATGGATAAATACACGAAAGATTTACCATCACAGGTTGGACTGAAGTTACCTAAATTAAAAAAGGTTGATGGTAACAAACAAGAACTACCGAAGATAAAATTACCTAAATTAAAAAAGGTATAGGAAATAACATGGATATAATATCAAATTGCTCACTTTGCGAAGAACATTCACTTCATGTTATGGGAGAAAAAGATGCACAGATGATGCAGTGCCTGAATTGTGGATATGTAAGCACATCAAAATTTATTGGAACGGTAGAAGACAATGAAGAATACAAAAATCTCACGGAAGACATGCAGAGATGGTCAAAACAAATTAATAATAGGATATGGATACCAACAATAATGACTTTACCGGTGGGAATGTTATATCCACAGGATGATGAAAATGGTGAAATGAAGTGGTATTTTGCTAGAATGGTTAACATACCTAAAGAACAACAACAGAATTATCCAATACCTGGAGATAGTGGTAAATTTTATGAGACGATGTATGATACTCACAATGTAGTTATGTTTGATGAATTTTTTGAAGGTATGTTAATGGTGAATAATAAGATGAAAGAAGAAGCGGAAAAACAAGACAAACCGATTGAATTAAAACTTCCAAAATTAAAAAAAGTTGATTAAAAATGCCAAGAAAAGTTAGTCATAGTAGAAATATTTTTACAGAAGATGTGGTTGGGAAAAAATATATTCCTGGTGACATTATTCAATTTAATTATAAAGGTGATGACATTTATGATAGAATACCAACAGTTTTTGTGTTGAAACGAAATGACATGGATAAAACGATTCTTGGTTTAAATATAAATTATCTTTCAGAATATAAAGTTAGTATATTGTTAGAAGAAAAAAATTATAAAAAAATGAGATATTGGAATTTTTACGAGAAAGCTTACAGAACATATTCAATTAACAAAATGACAATGATAAAATCTGTTACATATAAAACAAATAAGATGTTATCTGAAGAACGGAAACAACGAAGGGAAAGTAATGAACAATGATTTTAATATTTCATATTCTATTCTAACACATAATGAAATAGATTCATTACAACGGTTACTTGATTTTCTAATAAAATATAAAGATGACAATGATGAGATAGTTATACTTGATGATTTTTCAGATGATGAAAAGACAAAGAAGATACTTGACACATACACTTCAATACATGAGATAAAATTTGAACAACGACAATTACTAAAAGATTTCGCTAATCAAAAAAATTACTTGAATCGTATGTGTAATTCTTCGTATATCATGAACATAGATGCAGACGAGATGTTAACAAAGTTTTTTATGAAAAATATCAAAATTGTTTTGGAATCAAACCCATCAATTGATTTATTTTATTTACCACGAGTGAACACCATAAAGGGATTAACACAAGAACATATCAATAAATGGAGATGGCAGGTAAACGAAAAAGGTTGGATAAATTTTCCTGATTATCAAAGTAGGTTATACAGAAAACGACCAAACATCTTATGGGAAAGACCAGTTCACGAGACAATAGTTGGTTATAGAGAATATACTTTCTTACCGGCAGAAAAAGAATGGGCGATGATTCATAACAAAGAAATTGACAAACAAGAAAAACAGAATGAGTTTTATAGTCAAATATGATTAAAATAAAATTATTAGAGCATCATATCCATAGAAATGAAACTACTTTCAGACCATTTTT